ACGAGCTAATTGGTTTGGCGAAGTAAACGTACCAATACCAACTTCCCAGTTAGCGCCGCCTAGATCAGCAATGGCGTAATAAGTCGTATTCCCGCTAGTTAAAGCAGTATTAAACGACTGATACCCAAGCGAAGCACCAAGAAGAGTGACTGTCCCCGTGCCGGGTGCACTGGCAGTTTCTAGTACTCTGTCTTTTAACTGGAGAGGCATTTAACCCCCTTAGCCAGCAGCGCTGAGTGTATACGTTACGTTGATTGTGTCACCAGAAGTTACAGTCTTAGAACCAGCCGTAAACGCACCGATACTAAATAAAGTGCCTGTGGTGTTATCAATCGCTGTAGATCCACCCACGTTAATGAACGCACCGTAAACCGTACCAGATCCAGTCATGCTAAACACGACGGCGGCACTCGTTGACAAAACGGAAGGGTTTGCACTAGTTGCTGCTGAGAAACTTGGGGTCTTGCGTGTGCCAGAGTAGGTTGGGGCATTTGCACCACCAACTTCAAACCAACCAGCATGGCTAGCTTGAGTATCACCATAAGCAGGAGTAAACGTACTAGAACCATTAGCGCCCCCTAAACCCATAACAATAGCGCCACCACCTGTGTTGCCAAAGTAAGAGTCCATTAAGTTTTTACGACCTACGTTGGTAGTAAGGTTTTCAATAGTGTCAGACCACTTTTCATTGCCATCTGCGTCAAAGCAAGTAGCAACGTATACACCTTCTAAGCCTACAGTCTCTACAGAACCGCCGCCATAGGAAGCATTAGCTCCGAAGCTATCGCCTAATTTTGTTAATTCTGAACTCATAAATACTCCTTTAAGCAAATCTAATAATGGCGTTTGTTGCGTCCGCCGTTGGGAAAGTTACAGTAAACGTATTTGTAGCCGTTTTATCTGATCCAAAATCTAGCACCGCAACTGCTGCTCCAGTCGTGCTATTGTAAATCAAAGCACCTCTAACCGTAAAGCTAGCAGGGGTCCAAACTGCATTTTGGAATGAAATATAAGCTACCTGCCCACTTGTAGCCGGAACAATAGGAACCAGCGTCTTGCCACCAGCCGTATAGCCCGTACCGCTAATTTCACCATCGGTTGTGTAGGCTAAGGTTTCGTAGGACAAATTGGCAAGCGCTGTATATAAAGCTATCTTATAGACATAAGGGGTTCCAGAAGCAAAGTTTTCCAACCCGCTTAAACAATTCTTTTTGAAGATGGTGCACTGACCTTGCTGGATAGACATTATGGATTAACCGGTATACGAGCCTGACCGTCCCTGTAAGCGTCACCTCTTTCGAGTCCTGTACCAAGTCTATTAAGCTGCATTAGAGCTTCGGTGTACTTTTCTTCGTAGTATTTAACTAAATCAGCTTCGCCCTTCATAAAGAGCATTGCTTCACGCATAGCGCCATACAATAAAACTGGATCGTAGTTATCGCCAAGCCAGCTAGTACCGGTAGTATTGTCAACGCCTGTAATTGTGTAAACAAACCCAGACCCAGAACCACCAATGCTGGTATTTGCACAGCTTAATTGGTTACCAACTACATAGAAATTGCCACCATTTTTAATGGTTACAGAAGTTACAACCTGCCCAGAAACGACAATATCTGCAGTTGCACCGGCGCCAGAACCGCCTGTCAAAGGTACATTAAAGTAAGCCCCGTTAGTATATAAAGAGCCGCCGGTAACAGTTCCGCTTCCAGAAATAGCACCTTGGACAATGGATACTGGGTAATAGAAATAATGTAGTTCTACGTTATAACTAGCGTCTGGAGTAGGACCTAAAATAAAAGACAGTTCGTTTGCGTTGCTATATTGTGAGCCAAACAAAGCATAATACTTAGGAGTGCCTGTATCTGTTGGTTGTGGGTATGCCTCACGGATAAAGTTAACGTCTTTATTTAAAAGATAAGAATATGTACCGTCAACGTTAATAACAGCCATAGAATAAGTAGACAAATAGTCGTCGGGTGCAGACAAATACTTATTACTAGACGTAAGCGTGCCCGTTACGTTTTTACGCAACGAGGGGATTTGAACGCTGTTATATATGCGTTCTTCCGCTTCTTTAACAAACGTAGGGATATTCGCTACAAAAAGAGCTTCTGTATTTTCTGAATAATCCTGTATTGCTTGATACAACTGTACATAATTCATTAGGGTTTACCCTTATCCCATTTTGCCGCTAGTTTTACGACCTTTAGTAGCTGCGCCATAACCACGCATTACACCAACACCGTATGGGTTTTCTGGTTTGTAGTTACCTTTGCTAATGCCAGCTACAGACATATTCATCTTATCCATAACTTTAGCACCGGCAGTGTAGTCATCATACACACCAGTATTAGTAGTCTTACCAGCCATTGTGTGTGGTGCGGCATAGACCTCAGCAGGTCCTACTTCCTTGCCGCCTTTTTTCATAGAATACTTAGCCATGATTAACGACCTCTCGAAGAACCACGCTGATTCATAGCACGAGCCATGTTGCGGCCCATGGTTTTTAGCGCCTTATTAGAAACACCGGCAGTTTTTGTGCCGCCCTTTTGGGTGCCTACGGTTGGACCCGAATCACCAAGATTTTTGCCTTCAGTCTTACCTTTTTTGGTAATACCATCTGCGCCTTTTTTGTATCCCATTTTCAACTCCTAAGTTGTTGTTACTGTAACTGTACCTACTTGCCCTATGGCTACCAAATAGTTCGGAGTTAAAACGGTATCAAAACCGCTTGCCCCACCCACTGGGTACCATCCCCACTGAAACACCCTACTACCGCCTTCTGGATAACCGTTTGCATTCGGTGCTACTGAATTAATCTCTAATATCTGCAAACCACTTTGTCCAGAAACTTGGTAACTAGTATCCGGTCTTGGCTCCCGTACTGCTTGTGGGTCATTAACTGGATACAACCCTAATTGTAATTGAGGATGATCTGGATCCCAACACGTAGGGCATACTTTAATGTTAAAAAGTTTGGTCTTTAAAACTTGTTTCTTTAATTCCTTTAGTTTATACCGTTGCCCACACCGATCACATTCGGCAATAGAATATTTACCAGAAGCAAATCTATTTGGCATGATTAGCTATAAAAAAGAGTGCGTGGTACAAACCGTATCGGCGCCGTTTCCCTGTCCTCCGCAGCTGCAAGTCCAAACTGATCTTCGTAATCCGCCTTCAAAAACATAACTCGCTCTGGGGGGACTCCCTGCAACTTAACGCTTAAGAAATAAGCCAGCCCAGCAACCAAACAGTTAATAAACCTAAAAGGTATGTCCGCAATATTTACACCACCGCCTGCATCTTGAATACGGCGTAAGCGCCAGTACACAAACGTATAACCTCCGCCAGCATTGGGGGTAGGCCAGACATTAATACAGGGTAAGTTTTGTACATACACAGAAGCGCCCGCAGCGTGTGATGCAGCGGTAGTATTGTTTTGTCCTCTAGTGCAATTCAGAATCTGATTGCCTTCAATATTGGTATAGCCAATGGTCTCCGAATCAATTTTAACAAACCCAGTAGATCCTAAATCAGCGGTAGAGGTTAAGGTAATTGTGGTATCCGTAGCGCCAATAGGGTAGCCGGTTGCAACTGTTGTCGAAGCCGTAGCATTAGTAAGCCCTGTTTGGCGGTTAAACCATACTTGGATTGGGCGCCCGTTAGTTAACTTGTTAGGGATGGTAGAGTATGTGGACTCTGATATACGGCTAATATTAATGTCAGTTTGATTGCTGGTACTAGCGTTGTTTTGACGGATAACATGATCCATCATGTCTATAGTATCCACAGGAACTGGATACACCGCTTGTCCCGTAACTAGAGGAATAGAGCACTCTTCCATTGTCCATAGGTTAATACCACGGTTAGCCCACTCAACCGTAAGCAAGTTCAAAGACCTTCTTGCAGTCTTTAAATCATAGCCAGAACGAAGTTGCGAGCCGCAGCGTTCAAAAGCCTCTTCTACAATTTCAGAGAGGTCTAAGTTAAACGCTACTAAGCCTGAAGTATTTGCCATATTTATAGTGTGGAAGCTGCTTTTAAGGTAACTATCTCAGCCCTTAATCGGTCAATTTCCTTGTCTCTTTCATCCAATTTACGCATCAAACTTACGCTTGTTTCCGCCCATACAGCCATATCCCGTAGACGCTCTTTATGGTCTTCGATCATAGATTTGTATAGACGCTCGGATACGTCTATTTGCATCTGCATAAAATCTTTCATTTTTTAACCTTTTTAACGGCGGGTTTCTTAGCCGCAGGTTTTTTTGCTGCTGGTTTCTTAGCCGCTGGTTTTTTAACGGCGGGCTTCTTTGCTGGCTCAGAAATAGGATATAGCTTATTACTAACGCTAAAACCAACTTCAACTTTTGGCTTTAATCTTAACCAGTTAATTAACCATTCAAACATCATTTTTTAAGACCCTTTAATGTTTGTGCCAAGCGTGCACGTTGCCCCATCTTACCGGGTTTTTTAGCGGCGGCAGCTAATTTTTTAGTGGGGATAGATTCCCCTTTTTTAGCGCCAAGTGCAGAACGTAAAACTCCGGGTTTTTTAATTGCTTTTTGTATCCACTTTTCAGCCATCATTTAACCTTTCGATATGGTTTTACTTTTGCCTTAATACTTTTTGGTTGAGCTACAAACTGTTTACCTTTTGCCTTACCAGCACGTTTAGCCCGGGTTGTTGCAGCGTATTCGGCTGGACTAAGAGCCTCAATTGCCTTTTTTGGGAGGTATCTTTCACCTGTTTCAGATGATTTTTTCCCAGACTTAGTTGTCCACTTTTGCTCGCCCCAAGCTTTTAAGCTACGTTGCGGTTTAGCAAGAGCGCTCACTTATAGCCTCCCCCTGCTGCTTTGTACTTTTTAGCTACTAGCTGTGCTTTACGGGCTGACCATTGACCTGCGCCAGTACCGTGTGTTGCAGCAGCTTTTACTTGAGAGACAATTCGTTTGCGTAAACTGGGCTTTGTATAGTTACCGGCGGCGTTAACCTTACCACCCTCTTTATACATGTCCACATCTTGCGGTTTATCTTTCCGCTTGATGACTTTCTTACCCGGCATTTTAGATGGGTTAATATCCCCCATCCCACGAGAAGCCCGCATTAGCAGCTACCACCGCCAGCCATAGCAATCATCTTACCCTTGGTCTTGCCTTTAACAGCGCAACCATCAGCACGAGAAGAAGCCGAGCCGCCTTTAGCCATCTTGTGCATACGTTGCTCATGACCTTTAACAGCCTTAGCTGCTACTTTTGTCATCATTGGTTTGTCTTTTGCAATATCTGAGTGTTTCATCATTCCACCTTTTTTAAAAGTTTTGCCTTTATCGGCAGTTACAAATTCTTTTCCCACTTTTTGTGGGATACCTACTTTTTTGGCAAACGATGGATTTTTAGCTATCGCAGCCATAAAATTATGTTGTTTTTTACTTACGCTTGGCATGACTAATCCATCCTTGAACTGTTTTGGTTTCGTAGATACGAATACCGGTCCAAACAATTGTAAATAAAGCGGCTACCGCAGGCAATATATCCACAAGGGCTCCAAGTACAGTTATCACCGACAGCCCGTCTAAAACATGCTTAGTGCTTTCAGTTAAATGTTCTTTCATTTTAACACTTCCATTTTCTTAAAGATTTGTTAATCCGACTATCAGGGTCATTCGCCGTTTTAGCGCTTGTCAGTTTTTTCTTCATGCCTGACATCCGTGCACAAAATGACTTCTTGCGTGAACCACCTTCTGGCTGAGGAGCCTTTAACCCGGGTGTCCCCGGATTTGCTGCGTTGTAAGATGCACGTCCCTTCGCATTCAAGCCACCACTTGGGTTCTTGCCTTCCTTGCGTGTCCATGCGGGGGTCTTAGCCATTATGCAGCGTCCTTTTTAGACTCGATAGAACGCATGCGTGGGTATAGCCAGTCCTCTCCAAATGAGCCTTCAAACTCCTCAATACCCATATGCCCTAGCTTAATAGTTGGGTCAATCCATACCTCAAAGCCTAACTCACGAGCACGGTCGCAGAAAAGGAAGTCTTCTCCGATGTAGCCTTCTGGGGTGGATTTAAAGTCAAAAAACGAATAGATCTCGTCGCCAACACGTTGCTCATCACGATAGAGCCACTCAGGGTGAGTTTCTTTCATCTTTAAAAATACTTCTCTACGGATTAACATAAATGCCGTAGCAGCCCGTTTAGCACGAACTAGACCCATTGCATTCATAGATACGTTGCCGTCTTCGTCATGCTCGAGGGTGGAAATAAATACTTTGCCTTTTTTACGGGCAACGGGGATACCCGCAACGATGCCTTTCTTGGGGTCAATATTCCAAGCCATAAGGCGGAAAATATCACCGGCATCAAAGTTAATATCCGAGTCGATAAACATCAAGTCTGTGCAGTCAGACTCTACAAACTCTTTAGCTATTAGGTTACGTACACGAGAAACAACAGAGCACCCAGAAATATTTGCCATCTGGATCATTACGCCATGTTGTTGTGCCTGTACACAAAAAGAGGCTAGTGAAATTGCTAGCCTCGCAGAAACCTTATAGTCATAAGTAGGAAGACCAATCATAATCTTCCTACCCGCTAAGTTAAACGAAGCTTCGTTTTGTTCCATTGTTTACCCGTAGAAAACAGTTACAGTCATGCCAGCTGGGGTTGTTGCGTAAATACCATTATCGCAGCGAATACCTTCACCGGGGATAACAATATTAGAAGCACCACCCGCATTTGACGGAATTACAACTGAAAATACCGTAGTACCAGCAGCGCCATTTTTTAAAGTCAAAGTGCCACCAGCCGTAGGAACGCCAATAACCATGCCTTTAATGCGAGCAGCTCCCGCAAATACAGCTGCGTCCGTTTGAGCGGCAGCTATTGCTGTTGATTTTACGTCGTATTGCATACCCATAATTAATCTCCAAAAAGTTAAAGAGGGCTAGGGAAAACCCTAACCCGCTAGATTAATTATTAAACGTGGTTTGGAACTGACCGCCATCAGAGTTACGTACAACGTACTCGCAAATAACAGTAGCTGCACCGCCAGAAGCTGTACCAGCACACGCATAAGTAGCAGTGATGAGTACATCAGAAGTGCCTACGTTTACGAAAGTAGCGATGTTTGCATCCGTAATGGTGAAGGTCGCACGTCCTACTGACAAAGGAGTAGTAGTAGCCCCACCAACAGTACCTAAAATGGTTGATCCAGCACGAATAGTAATGGTATTACCAGTCGTACCAGCATAAGCGGTGGTAATGTTTACGGTAATGTTGAGAATCTGTGACCCAGCAGGAAGGGCAAACAGCGTTTTTGCAGTCGTATCGGCTACAGTAGTAGCAGCAGACTGAACAACGGCTGTACAGCCTGTATTACGGATTGTGCCAGCGGTTGTGCCGGTAGTATTCTTAACAGTGCCCAATAGCCAAGGGCCTAAGTGAGTAGCGAAACCCATGAGATAACTCCTTTATGCAAAAATCCCTATACCATCGTTGCATCGTCTGCTGGGGCAGTTGGTATAAGTATTCACCCAGATAGTGTATTTATACACCTTTTTCAGTTTGTGTGCAATTATTTAGGTAAAATAATTAGATAGGAGAAACCATGAGCGCTTGGCTTATTATCGTTACCGGCTTAATTTACGCCTATATCGGGTGCGAACAAGCTCTAAAGGGAAATGTGCCTATGGCAGTGGTATATAGCGGGTACGCTTTTAGCAACGTTGGTCTTTACATACTAGCCTCAAAATGAACAAAATCGAAATCGACCTTAAAGCGTTACCAAAAGATGTGCGTAAATGGGTTGAGTTCGAGATCCTGTCAAGTAACGCCTACGACATACCCGTCAAGCTTTTGTCTAAAAGGCATATCTATATCGACAAAGTTCGTTGCGCTGGATACTTCTGTGAAAACACGCCTGAACTTGTTGTAGCCTGTTATATGGAGCCTAATTCATGGGTCCCAGTATTAGTGCACGAAAGTTGCCACCGAGACCAGTACACTGAAAGTACGGCTTTATGGAACAGACGGGTTAGCATTAACGGCGAAAAAGAAGACCCCCTAAATCTGCTCCACGATTGGTTAGACCATAAAATTGAGCTAAAACCCTACAAACTAAAAGAGGTTTTGCGCTCCTGCATGCTAGTGGAATTGGACTGCGAAATTCGTTCGTTAAAAAAAATAAACGAGTTTTATCTACCGATTAACGCCAAAGAATACGTCCAAAAAGCTAACGCTTACGCCTACTTTTACCTGTGCCTAGAGCATACTCGAGCATGGTACCCTAAGGGTAAGTCCCCATTTTATATACCAGAAGTGTGGACTAAGATGCCTACAGATTTTGATCGTGACTACAACAAATTACCTACTAAGGTTAAGAACTTAATTTTGTCTAAGTGCTATAACAAAAGAGTGTAGATGCCCTACAAAAATCCTAACGATCCTAGGAAAAAAGAATCTTACCGCAAGAGCTCGGCACAGCATTACGCTATTAATAAAAAGAAAGTCCTAGAAGCCGCAGCAGCCCGAAAAAGGGAGCAAAGAAAAGAATGGTCGGAATACAAAGGTACATTAGCGTGCTCCCAGTGTGGTGTATCTCATCCCGCTATTATAGACTTCCATCACATAGATAAGTCAAACTATATGAGCGTTAACCGCCTAGCAAGCTATGGGATGTACAAGCAAGCTAGAGAAGAAATTAAAAAATGTATCGTATTGTGTGCAAATTGCCACAGAATCCATCACTATGAGGAACAAAAGAAAAACCCCGCCTTGTGAGCGGGGTCTTGTACAGCAAAAGGCGGATTAGGCGCCTTGTGAGCCCCACATACCGAGGGGATCAGACCAGCCGAAGCTGTAACGCTCACGAGACTTGTAACGAACGTTACCAGTATCGAAATCTCCGTCCATCGAGTTGCTCAAAGGAGTACGAATGAAATGCTTCATACCAATTGGAACGTCGGTGCAGAGGAAGTAAGCATTGGGGTCGGTCAAGAAGTGGTTAACGGTGTAACCCTCT